CCATAATGGACGAGTATAAGCCAAACTCATATAAATCAAAAGAAGAACAAATACCGGAGGAAAGTAGGAAAAGTCGTTTCCGGGACTGTAAAACCTAAGAAAAAAGGCGATATTCGAAAGTTTGCGGATATCTTCATATCAGAAGATGTTAGCAACGTAAAATCTTATATTTTACTGGAGGTTCTTGTTCCAGCAATCAAGAAAGCAATTTCGGATATTGTTACAAACGGAATCGATATGATTCTATATGGAGAAACAGGAAGAACGAGAAACAAATCTTCAATCGCTTCGAAAGTTTCATATCAACGATACTACGATAGAATAGATGAGCCAAGACGCGATTACAGAACTTTTTCTGCGAGAAATGGATTTGATTACGATGAACTTATTTTTCCAACTCGCGGAGATGCCGAAGCGGTTCTCGATGCTATGAACGAAATAATTTCACAATATGGCGTCGTTAGTATCATGGATCTTTATGATTTAGCCAACGTATCTATGGACAACTATGCCGCAAACAAATACGGTTGGACGGATATTAGTGGTTGTAAAGTAATTCGGGTAAGAGACGGATATGTTCTGAATTTGCCAAGGGCACTTCCTATAAATTAGGAGGGATTCTATATGTATGGATATTTAACATCACACGGTTATATGGGACTTGTATCCGGATGTTGGATATTATTTGCAACGGAATCTGAGTATTACGAATACTTGAAGGAGGATTGATTAAATGACACGAGCTGAAACTTTGGATAAAGCAAAACAGTGTGTATGCGGACAGCGTGAAATGGAATATGGTTCACCTGAAGATAATTTTAAGGCCATAGCAAAACTGTGGTCGGCGTATAAGAATGTAGATTTCTCAGCCAACGACGTGGCTATGATGATGGCTCTACTTAAAATTGCCAGAATTCGTACGGGAACAGCGACTGAAGACAGTTTTGTTGATTTAGCCGGATATGCCGCGTGTGGAGCTGAAATAGCGTCAAAAAATCGTATTAATACCAAACATGGAAAGGAGAATGATTAAATATGAAAAAAGAACTCGTTAAAACTATTAATAAAGTGGGTTTTCAACTTAAAAAGCATAGTCCAGAAATTCTTGTGGTGGCCGGTGTTGTCGGTACAGTTGTGAGCGCTGTTATGGCTTGTAAAGCTACTACTAAGGCTAGTAAAATTCTCGAAAATAGTAAGAATGCAATTGATTCCATCCATGAATGTCAAGCAAATGAAGCTTTGGCTGACCAGTATACTCCCGAAGATGCTAAAAAAGATTTGGCTATCGTTTATATTCAGACGGGACTTAAACTTGCTAAGCTTTATGCCCCGGCAGTAGCTCTTGGAACATTGTCTATTGCCAGCATCCTTGCATCCAACAATATTCTTCGTAAGCGTAATGTAGCTCTTGCCGCAGCCTATGCTACAGTTGACAAAACTTTCAAAGAATACCGCAATCGTGTTCTCGAACGTTTTGGAGAGCAGGTTGATAAGGAACTTCGTTACAATATCAAGGCTAAAAAGATTGAGAAGATCGTTGTCGGAGAAGACGGAAAAGAAAAGAAAGTAAAAGAAACTATTCAGGTTGCTGAAATTCCCGGCTACAGCGATTATGCAAAATTCTTTGATCCTAGTTCTCCTGCATGGGAGAAAAACGCCGAGTATAATTTAATGTTCCTTAAAGCGGAACAAAATTATGCCAACGATCGACTCAAAGCGAGAGGTTATCTGTTCTTGAACGAAGTGTACGAACGTCTTGGTATTCCTCCTACAAAGGCAGGTCAGATTGTAGGATGGATTTACGATCCTGATAATCCAAATCATAACGGAGATAATTATGTAGACTTTGGACTTTATAATATTCATAAAGAAAAGACTCGTGATTTTGTAAATGGATACGAAGAAGTGATTCTTCTTGATTTCAATGTGGACGGTCCTATTCTCGACCGGCTTACTACATTTTAGAATGAAAATAAAAATTTATTGACTACCCTTTGATCGCTTTAAATGGTCGGAGGGTAGTCTTCTTTATTTAATAGGAGGATATATAATGCGCAAACCATCCAAAATAATAACACTCGTTTCGACCATTATGGTTATATTTACTGCTTGTGGTAGCCCTACCGTTAATGATACAAATTCACAAACTACTACAAACGTAAGTTATCATGTTGAAGAACAGATTGTTGAAACAGAACAAATTATTGAAACAGAACCGATTATTGAAACAGAACCATTTACTGACGAAGAAGTGGAGGCTATAGCTAAAACATTAGCCGGAGAATGTTATGACGACAAAGTAAATGATAAACGCCTTGTTGCAGAAGTGATTCTTAATCGGGTATCCGATGGCCGATTTGGAGAAAGTGTTATCGAGGTAGTTTCGGCAAAAGGTCAATTTATTGGATATTGGAATCAAAGCCGTCCGGTAAGTGATAGTGACATCGAGATTGCAAAAGAAACTCTACGTGAATGGTATGAAAATGGTTGTAAAAAATTATCGGAATATTTATTTTTTCGTTCTGGACCAAATAGAGAAAATGTGTTTAGAACTCAATATTAAATGAAAGGAGAAAACGATTATGAATAATAAGATCACAAGTTTTATGATGTTTATTTTTGGTGCTGCTGTTGGCTCGGTTGTAACATGGCAGTACGTAAAAAAGAAGTACGAACAAATTGCTCAAGAAGAGATTGATTCCGTAAAAGAAACTTTCTCCCGGAACGCTAAGCTGGAACTAAAAAGCAAAGATAATGAAACTGAGGAAAACAATAACACCAGAACTATTGTGGAAAAAGCAAAAGATAAACCAAGTGTTGTGGAATATGCGGCGTGGCTTCGTAAGCAAGGTTACACCAATTATTCTGATACTGATAGTCTTTCTGAAGATCCAAATGCTTCTGAAGAAGAGGTGGACGAAAATGTGATAAATGATAAACCTTATGTTATTTCTCCAGATGAATTTGGAGAATTTTATGATTATGAAAAAATAAGCCTTACTTATTATGCCGATCAGGTTCTCGCCGATGAAAATGATGAGCTTGTAGAGGATATCGAAGAAACGGTCGGATTCGAATCACTTAACGCTTTTGGAGAGTACGAGGATGATTCCGTCTTTGTGAGAAACGACCGGCTTAAATGTGACTACGAAATTCTTCTTGATCAGAGAAAGTATTCGGACGTAATAAAAAGAAGGCCGCATGAGGTGGAGGATTAAATGACTGGAAATGAGCTGAACAACAAATATTTTGAATGGATGTACCAGCTCGTATGTAATAATCGGAGGCTATCCTATCGGAAGCTTTTGTCCTATCTGCATAATGTAGAATTTATTTATATTATCGAAATGGACAGTAACAGAGCGGAAGATGGAATAGACCTCCGGTATCGTTTTGGATATGAGCAAGGGTATGATAGTCAAACGATTTCTACACTCCTCGACAACCGACCTTGTAGTGTTCTGGAAATGTTAATAGCTCTCGCTATTCGTTGTGAAGAACATATTATGGATGACCCGGATATTGGCAACAGAACAGAACAATGGTTCTGGAACATGATTATCAATCTTGGTTTGGTTTCCATGTATGACTCTATGTTTGATGAGAATTATGTTGAATATGTTGTTTCGCGATTCCTTAATAGAAAATATAAACGGAATGGCGAAGGTGGATTATTTACAATTGAACATTGCAAAAGCGATCTACGAACTGTGGAAATCTGGTATCAAATGTGTTGGTATTTAGACGAAGTTTTGGAAAACGGGAGGCGATAATGAAATGAATCACAATGATATTTATAAATGAAAGGAGGAAAAGCAAATGGTGGAAATGATTAGTTATATTTTCGGGAGTCTAAAAGCATCTGAAAATTCAATAAAAAATATTAATACAATACTTAGAAACCAGGCAAGGATTAATCGAACGGTTGCAGCATTTGCTTTTGTCGTGGCTGCTTATGCAATAGCCTTACGAGTCCATACTTATAAACAAAACAAGAAAATCCAAAACCTCGATAATGAAATAAAGGAGCTTAAACGCATGAAAGGAGAATAAAATGCGATGCTTGACTTTCTTATGATTTCAACACGCAGCACAAAGCGCGGTGTAATAGAAATCTATCCAAAGTTTATCATTAAAAAAAGCTCCGATTTGATGATTCGAGGCGGTGATTTCTACGCTATATGGGTTGAAGAACGTGGTTTATGGTCTACGGACGAACAGGATGCTTTACAGCTTATAGACCGTGAGCTCGATAAATATGCTGAAGAGAACCGTCATAAATTTGATTCTCCAATAAAAGTTCTACATATGTGGGACTCTGAGTCTGGTATGATTGATTCGTGGCACAAGTATTGCCAAAAGCAGATGAGGGATACGTTTCACATGCTGGATGAAAAACTTATATTTTCTAACCATGAGACCAAGAAAGAAGACTATGCTAGTAAAAAGCTGAATTATCCGCTTGAACCCGGTGATTTGTCTGCCTATAACAAACTGATGTCCACTCTATATTCAGAGGAAGAAAGACATAAAATTGAGTGGGCAATCGGGTCGATTGTATCGGGAGATTCTAAGAAAATTCAGAAATTCATGGTTTTATACGGTGCAGCTGGAACTGGTAAATCTACAGTACTTAACATCATCCAGCAGTTATTTGAGGGATATTACTCGGTGTTTGACGCAAGGGCTCTTGGCTCATCTAGTAACTCGTTTGCTCTAGAGGCGTTCAAAAACAATCCGCTTGTAGCGATTCAGCACGATGGCGACCTTTCTAAAATTGAAGATAATACGAGGTTGAACAGTCTTGTTTCCCACGAGCTTATGACAGTTAATGAGAAGTTCAAGTCGACCTATTCGAATCGTTTTAAATGCTTTCTGTTTATGGGGACAAATAAACCGGTTAAAATTACTGACGCAAAATCAGGTCTTATAAGAAGACTAATTGACGTATCCCCTACCGGTAACAAATTAAGTCCTCAAGAGTATAAAACGATTATGAAACAGGTAAGCTTCGAGCTTGGCGCTATTGCTTATCATTGCTTACAGGTATATTTGAACGATCCTGGCAAGTATGATGATTATATTCCCGTAGCTATGCTTGGCGCGTCAAACGACTTCTATAATTTCATGATTGACTCGTATCACATATTTAAGAAAGAAGACGGAACTACGCTTAAAGCCGCTTGGGAGATGTATAAAACTTACTGTGATGAGGCAAAAATAACATTTCCATTTTCTCAAAGAATCTTTAAAGAGGAGCTTAAAAATTATTTTAGGGATTATAAGGACCGTTTCAATCTTGATGATGGATCTAGAGTACGAAGCTATTACAGTGGTTTCAGAACTGAAAAGTTCGAAGGAAAAAACATAAATAAACAAGAAGAAAAGGTACAATTAATCCAGTTTGACAGTAAAGAGTCTATATTTGATAAGGAGTGTGCGGATTGTCTTGCTCAATATGCTACAGCTAATGAAACTCCATTAAAAAAATGGGATGACGTTACATCAAAACTATCTGAATTGGATACATCTAGACTTCATTATGTTAGAGTTCCGGAAAACCATATAGTCATTGATTTTGATATTCCGGATGAAAACGGTAATAAATCTTTTGAAAAAAACCTTGAAGAGGCTAGTAAATGGCCACCTACGTATGCGGAGCTTAGTAAAAGTGGCGCTGGTATACACCTACATTATATTTATACAGGAGATGTCTCAAAACTGAGCCGAGTTTATGACGACCACATAGAAATTAAAGTATTTACCGGTAATAGTTCGTTGAGACGTAAATTGACAAAATGTAACAACTTGCCAATCTCAACTATCAGCTCCGGGTTACCACTGAAAGGAGAAAATAAAATGATTAATTTTGAAGGGGTGAAAAGCGAGAAAGCGCTTAGAACACTGATTAAGCGAAATCTCAATAAAGAAATTCATCCAGCTACTAAGCCTAGTATTGATTTCATCTATAAAATACTGGAGGATGCATATGCTAGTGGTTTGAATTACGATGTTACTGATATGCGTAATGCAGTATTAGCTTTCGCAGCAAATAGTACTCACCAAGCCGATTATTGCATAAAGCTCGTTAATAAGATGAAGTTTAAATCGGAAGAGATATCCTCCGGAGAAAAAAACGAAGATGCAAAACTTGTGTTTTTCGACGTTGAAGTATTCCCTAATTTATTTTTAGTGAATTGGAAGATCGAAGGCGAAGGAAAACCTGTCGTTCGCATGATCAACCCTACTCCAACTGAAATCGAAGAACTTATGAGGTTTAGGTTGGTTGGATTTAACTGTCGTCGATACGATAACCATCTCCTCTATGCCAGACTTATAGGATATGACAACGAGCAACTGTTCAAGTTGTCTCAGAAAATTATTGAAGGTAGTCCTAATTGTTTCTTTGGCGAAGCTTATAACGTATCTTATACGGACGTTTATGACTTCTGCTCAACGAAACAAAGTTTAAAGAAATGGGAAATTGACTTAGGTATTCATCATCAAGAATTAGGAATACCATGGGACCAACCTGTACCAGAAGAGCTTTGGGCTAAGGTTGCGGAATATTGCGATAATGACGTTCTTGCTACAGAAGCCGTTTTTAATGCGAGAAAGGCCGATTTTACTGCAAGACAAATTCTGGCCGATGTTGCCGGTATGACGGTGAATGATACCACCAACGCATTAACTACCAAAATTATATTTGGTAACAACAGAAAACCTCAGGATCAATTCAACTACCGTAATATGGGAGAGATGACTGAAGATGCCAGCAGATTCACTATCACTGAAGATAATGTTCTATATAATGAATTCGGAGATGAGTACACCGTTTTTGATGTAATGGGAAGACCTATATTTCCAGGATACAAATTTGAAAACGGTAAGTCTACTTATCGCGGAGAGGAAGTAGGCGAAGGCGGTTATGTATATTCAGAACCTGGCATGTATGGAAACGTAGCGCTCTTGGACGTTGCTTCAATGCATCCGAGCAGTATTGTTGCTGAAAATTTATTCGGCGATGAGTACACCAAAAGATTTAAAGAACTTCTTGATGCTCGTATCGCAATCAAGCATAACGATTTTGATAAGGCCCGAAAAATGCTGGGTGGAGCTTTGGCAAAATATTTAACTGATGAAAACTCAGCAGCAGATTTGTCTACGGCTCTAAAGATCGCAATTAACTCGGTATATGGTCTTACATCAGCAGGTTTCGATAATCCATTCCGAGACACTCGCAACAAGGATAATATTGTGGCAAAACGCGGAGCCCTGTTTATGATCAATCTTAAACACGAAGTACAGAAACGAGGTTTTACTGTTGCCCATATTAAAACAGACTCTATTAAGATCCCAGATGCGACCCCTGAGATTATACAATTTATCATGGATTACGGTAAAATGTATGGCTACACCTTTGAACACGAGACTACGTACGACCGGATGTGTTTGGTAAACAATGCAGTTTATATTGCTAAGTTTGCATCTAAGGAAAAATGTGAAGAGCTATATGGTTATATTCCCAAAGACAATAAAAAGAAACCAGGTCAATGGACTGCTACTGGAACTCAATTTCAAATCCCATATGTGTTTAAGAAACTCTTTAGTAAAGAAGAGATTATATTTGACGACATGTGCGAGACAAAATCTGTAACCTCGGCTTTATATTTGGATATGAACGAAGATTTGCCGGACGTATCTGAGTATGAAAAAGAGCACCAAAAACTTTGGAAAGATATCAATAATCAAGATCTTCCTAACGACGAGGAAATGAAGCGTAAGTGTGAACGAGTTGAGGAGTTGAGAGAACTCATCGATAAAGGTCACAACTATCGATTCATTGGAAAAGTTGGTCAATTCTGCCCCATCAAACCTGGTTGTGGTGGCGGACTACTTATGCGTGAGAAAGACGGTAAGTATTACGCTGTTACAGGGTCGAAAGGTTATAGATGGCTTGAGTCGGAGATGGTTCGTGAGCTGAAAAAAGAAGCCGATATTGACCGATCTTATTATGATAGGATGGTTGACGAAGCTGTAAAGGATATTTCTAAATTTGGAGACTTCGAATGGTTTGTATCGGACAATCCTTATATTGGTCCGAAATTTGTAGATGGAAAACCTGTTTATTAAAAAAATCGAAAGGAGAAATTAAAATGTCATTTAAAAATGTAGACAACATCATTATTGAAAACGCTCGTATTATTTTTAGAAATTTTTCAGGAAAGGAATCAAAGTACAATCGAGCTGGAAATCGGAACTTCTGTGTGATTATTGATGATCCGGAAAAAGCCAAACAGTTGGCTGAAGACGGTTGGAATGTTCGTATTCTAGCTCCTCGTGAAGAAGGAGAAGAAGCAATACACTATATTCAGGTAGCAGTGAATTTTAATTATAATCCTCCGAAAGTATTCATGATTACCAGAACAACCAAAACTCAACTTGATGAAGAGTCCATTGATACTTTAGACTTTGCTGAAATTCGTAATGTGGATCTGATAATTCGCCCATATTCTTGGGAAGTAAATGGTAAGTCGGGAATTAAGGCATATCTTAAAACCATGTATGTAACCATCGAGGAGGACGAGTTTGCGGCTAAATATGCCGAAGAGGAAAGTCCTGATGAAGCGCCATTTTAAAAACATATTTCAAAAGATGGGTGCCGACTTTACATGCTCGGTTAAATGTCCAAAGAGGAAACAGCCCTGATTTATATTTAGAAAAGAAAAATAAAACGCTTAAAATACATCTCCTATTATGGAAACCAATATTAAAAAATAGGAGGTATTATTATGTTAAATAAATTAAAAGAAAAAGAGGAAATAAAAACCCTAATTAATACGCTCGAATATTGTCATATATATTTAGCATTAGAATTGACGCAAGTGATGCAAGATAGAGTGGTTACAAATGACGCAACAAACAAAATCGAAGATATAGAAGTGTTACTATCAAAGACTAGGGAAAGATTGCGAGAATTGGGAGTCTATTAAGGCTCCTTTTTTTCTTTTATATTTTATGAAAGGAGGTTGAATAGTGTCTATTAAGTTATTTGATTACCAGATAGAAGCTGTTAAAAAAATGAAAAACGGCTGTATTCTTTGCGGCGGAGTTGGTTCTGGAAAAAGTTTAACTGCCCTGTCTTACTACTACCTTCAAAACGGAGGAGATCCGAACAGCTTAACTGGTGGCGATTATATTCCAATGGACGATCCTCCTAAGGATTTATATATTATAACAACTGCAAGAAAAAGAGATACCTTAGAATGGGAGGGTGAGCTTTCGCCCTTTCTTCTTTCTACTCATCCGAAAGTTAATTTATATTCTAATAAAGTGGTTGTTGACTCGTGGAACAACATTAGTAAATACGTAAATGTTACCGGCGCTTTCTTTATATTTGATGAGCAGCGTGTAATAGGCAAAGGCGTTTGGGTTAAGTCTTTTCTTAAAATAACTAAAAACAACGATTGGATATTACTGTCTGCAACCCCGGGTGATACGTGGCAGGATTATATTCCTGTCTTCATCGCAAACGGTTTCTATAAGAATCGAACAGAGTTTACCAGGGAACATATTGTATACAGTCACTTCACCAAGTTTCCAAAAATCGACCGTTATATTGGAACCGGAAAGCTCTTGAAACTGCGGAGAAGTATCCTTATCGATATGGATTTCAAACGAAAAACGATTCCTCATCACGAAGACGTTTATATTTCTTATGACATAGAAACTTATAAGAATGTATCTCGAACTCGATGGAATCCTTATAAAAACGAACCAATTCAGAACGCTGGTGAACTTTGTTATATTTGGCGTAAAATCGTAAACTCCGACCAATCCAGACAAGTAGCCGTTTTAGAAATCTTCGAACGGCACCCTCGAGTAATTATATTTTATAACTTCGATTATGAGTTAGAAATACTCAGAAATTTGGGTTATGGTCCAAAGGTGAAAGTAGCTGAATGGAACGGTCATAAACATGAACCTATCCCAAATAGTGAGAGTTGGGTTTATCTCGTGCAATACTCAGCCGGTTGTGAAGGCTGGAACTGTGTTGATACCGACACTATTATATTTTACTCCCAGAATTACTCATACAAAGTCATGGTACAAGCCGCAGGACGAATCGACAGGCTTAATACACCTTATACAGATTTATATTTCTATCATCTTAAATCTCGGAGCGGGATTGATCTAGCTATCAGTAAGGCTCTTAAGGAGAAGAAGAACTTTAACGAGAGTAAATTTGTTAAGTGGTAATTTTATATTTGAAAGGAGAAGATAATTATGTTTAACAATGAATTAAGAAACAATGTAATAAACAATTTGAATGACACATTTAAAGACATTTATGATGACTTCATGAAACAAAAAGGTGACGAAGCA